AGGATGCCCTTGCAAGCTGTGGCGCTCAAAAAGAACCGCTGCGGCAGGTCTCCAGTCTCCAAGGTATCCGACAACAAACACACGCTTGCGTCTTTGGGCCACTCCGAAGTATTGAGCGTCAAGCACCCTGTATGCGAACCCATACCCGCAGACTGCCAACCCTCCGAGGAAGCTACCAAAGTCCCGTCCATCAGCGGAGGACAGAACGCCGGGGACATTCTCCCAGACCAACCAACGGGGGCGATATTGTTTAGCAATGGCAAGATAGGTAAGCATGAGGTTACCACGAGGGTCATCCAATCCTTTTCTGAGTCCTGCGACTGAGAAAGACTGGCATGGTGTTCCTCCAACGAAAACATCGATATTTGATTCAATTTTCCACTCCTTAAATTTTGTCATGTCTCCCAAATTGGGTACTGTTGGATAATGATGTTTCAGAACTTGGCTCGGAAAAAGCTCAATTTCTGAAAAGCCAACAGGATTCCAACCTAGTGGATGCCAAGCAACTGTTGCTGCCTCAATTCCACTACAAACCGATAAATAATTCATTTAAGATTTTCCTGTTTAATCTTGTTCATGCGTTTTTTTAGATCGTCAGCAGCTGCTTGGCCTCGCCTCTTGGAAATATCCGCTAGGGTTTGTTGCCACCAGTATTGGGCTTCTCCCCTGCCCTCTTCCAAGACTTTCTTGCGATAGCGCCTGATCCATTCTTGGGCTTCTGTGTTCCTCATAGTCTCCTGTAAGTTCAAGCGCTCTTGTGATGACAAACTCGCTAAATTGTTGTCCTTCTTTGGCTCGATCAAGGATTGCTGTTGCTTCATGGTGTGTCATTTTGAGTAATGCTTTTTTAATTCTGCTAATTTCGCCAACGCTTCTGCCCTAATTCGATCACTTTCAATTTGCTCATGGATTGTTTTCTTGCGCTCAATCAGAACTTCAGTTGGCGGTTTGACAGGGATTGATGGGCCTTGGTTGCACATATCCCGAAAAGCAATTGCGCTCGGTGGAAAGTCTTTGTCCAGCTTGCCAAGCGCAAAATCTAGGCTTGGCTTGTATGTCAGGAATCTGCCAAGGTATTGCTTCCAAGTCTGTCTGACAAGGTTGGGGTCAACATCTTGCCAGTGCGTGATGAATCGTGAGCCGTAGATGGCGTTCATCATTCCAAAGATGTAATCAAAACCTGAGTCTGGATCACAAAAGTCGTTTTCGTTCCACATCTTGTGCCTCCAGTACTATGGTTTCAGGTTTAGCCCAAAAGGGCGTTTTAGGAATTGATTTGCCCCTGGTCAACTCTGCCATGACGTTTTGACGTTCTTCAGACTTAGTGAGTTTTTCTTTTAGCCATTCAGCTTTCAAGCCTTGGCTGCCACGGGTACACCATTCAATCAAAAACTGCTCAAGTGTCCAGCCAATCTTGCTGGCCTCAGACCTTGCGCCTTTCAGGACTGTTTCGGTCACAGAGGCTTTTTTGGTTTTCCTGAGTTGCAACCAATCATTCCAAACTTGCTCAGAAACATCAGGGGGGCAAGCAACGATAGTTGCTTTCTCTCTCTTTGGTTTATGGTTATTGGTTATTGGTTTATGGTTATTGGTTGCTATTGGGGTAGCATTAGGGGGGCTATTAGCCCCCCCATTAGGGGGTGTTCCCCACCTCTTAGCCGCCCCACGTTTGCCAGCCTCTGCAAACTCTTTGTATTGCTTGATTTCCTTGTCAGCCCTTGGGTTTACAAAGCCATCTTCTGTGGACAAAAAGAATTCATTTAGGACTGTCAAAACATCTTCTTCATGCTCTTTCATGCCAACTTGTCTGGCAGCATCCCTGTGCTTTATTGGTTGTTCGTGCAAAAAGTAGTAGTCCAGAAGTCTGCGATAGGCCAAATCTTCCATCAATGAAAGATGCCTGGTGTGACTCATGTAGTCACCAATGTGAAACTGGTAATAATGCATAGCTCGCCTTTTAACACTCCCTTAAAAGAAACTGCGGCAGGAGAGGGAGGAACTCTTTTCAGTCGGGGGATCAATCCCAACCTAGCCGTGTTTCAAACAATCTTAGTCCAAAAACCAATCAGGCCGCAACAACTTTAATTGCCAAACCCTTGCTTGAGGCACAGTTTTCCATTGAGACACAGCCGCCTGGCTGATGCCCAACAACTTGGCAAGCTCATCCTGTGAGCCAGCCAATGCAATAAACTTATTTTTGTCCATACGCAAATTATACATTAGCTAGCTAATAACCCCACAGTTGACTTGGTTATATAAGGTGCGTTATAGTCACCCCATGCCCTGAACTTCTCGGGGTCTTTTTAGGAGTCAACATGACACGCTTTACAGAGAGAACCATCCGCACCAACGGCAAGTGGATCAAGATCACCAGAGACAATAAACAACGCACCTTTACCTTTGCAGTAGGTTATCAAGGTGAATTTAAAGCCCATCAAATTGAGGGTGTTTATTCTTTCAAATGGGTTGCAAACTGGACTGAAGCAACAGAACGTGCAATGCGTATGGCAACAGTTTAAGGAAACACCATGATTGACTACAAACTCCACTACCACTTTGATGAATTCGTCAGCTATGACGATGGCACAACCCTTGAGAAAGTCAAGGTCGGTTATGACTACTACCCAGCAGAATTCAATCTGCCCCATGACCACAACTCAGCAGAAATCTACGATGTGTTTGTCTTTAGCGAAAAGGGTGATGACATTTCTTGCGATCTGCCATCACCCGAATTTGAACGCATTGTGTCTGAGGCCAAGATTCACCACGCTCGTATGCTAAAGGAACAAAATGAAATCTAAGATCATCACAACAATTGTCGAATGGACATTGGCGATCATCATCTTTGGTGGTTGGGGCGTAATGCTCGCATGGAGGGGCTAATCATGATTGACAAACTCAAAGATTATTTCCGCTTGCCATCACCCAAAGAACTGGCTGCCAAAGAACTTGAAATGGCACAGCGCAAGCTGTTAGAGGCTCTCAGCGCCCAAGAATACGCAAAGCGCATGGGTGAGTATCACCAAGACCGAATCAAACGCCTGACAGCTTATTTAAAGGATGAATCATGAACGCAGACTACATCATCAATGAAGTGGCACAAAATGCCGCCAGCATCTATGAGGGCCAAGACCCACGGGATCGCCTGGCTTATCAAGTCGGGATGCTTCAGGGAAAAATCCGCAGCCTTTGCTACTTAATCAACATCACCGCTGAAGAACTTAAACAACTGCAAATCGAACTCTCACAGGAACAATCATGAGCATCGCAAATTTACTCAAAACCAATGTCAATGACCATACAGAAAAAAAAGCCAATCTGACTTATCTGTCATGGGCTTGGGCATGGGCTGAAGCACTCAAGGCAGACCCAAAAGCCACCTTTAAAGTTGAAATGTTTGGTGACAAGTGCTTCATGGACATCAACGGCACAGCAATGGTCTGGGTCACAGTCACCATGTTTGAAAAGCCAATGACTTGCCAGCTTCCGGTTATGGATCACCGCAATAAAGCCATCGTGAACCCAGATGCTTTCCAAGTAAATACAGCCATCATGCGTTGCATGACAAAGGCACTCAGCTTGCATGGCCTCGGTCTGTACATCTACGCAGGGGAAGATTTACCCGATGGTGCAGAGCCTGAATCAACCATTGAGCCTGACACCATGACAGACTTGTTTGCTGCCATTGAAAGCGCCAGCACCCAAGACGAACTGAAACTAGCTTACAAAGTTGCTTATGCGGCTTGTGATGGTGATAAGGCTTGGCAGATGAAAGTGATTGCAGCCAAAGACAAAGCAAAGGCCAAATTATGAAAACAGATGAAGATGACGAATTCGACCGCATCGCCCATGAAGCGGAAATGAAAAGTGGTCAGCCATACCATTGGGATGTTTATGTCTCACCCTCACAGCGTAATCAAGTGCTTGATGAAGTGGCAAAAGAGATTCAGAAAATGACCGCCTTTGGTCAAGACACACTGGACAGTTTTAGCGTTTACATAAAAGGAATGAAATCATGATTGAAATGATGGATCAAGGCACAGAGGAATGGTTCACCATTCGCATTGGCAAAGTCACCGCATCCCGTGTGGCTGACGTTATCGCCAAGACAAAAACGGGATATTCAGCAACCCGTGACAATTACATGGCCCAGCTGGTGTGCGAACGCCTGACGGGTCAAAAGGGTGAGAGTTTCACCAACGCTGCCATGCAACACGGCACAGACACAGAACCCCTTGCCAGAGCCGCTTATGAGGCTTATGCAGACGTTTTGGTTGATGAAGTGGGGTTTGTACCCCATCCATCAATCATCATGGCTGGTGCTTCTCCTGATGGCTTGGTAGGTGATGATGGCCTCTTAGAGATTAAATGTCCCAACACAGCCACGCACATTGAGACTTTGCTCAGTCAATCAGTGCCAGGTAAGTACAACACCCAGATGCAATTCCAGATGGCTTGCACAGGGCGACAGTGGTGTGACTTTGTGTCTTTTGACAATCGTCTGCCAGAGGAACTTCAATTGTTTGTTAAACGTGTCCCAAGGGATAACGAGTTCATCAAGCAAATGGAAGATGAAGTGGTCAAATTCTTAAATGAACTTGATATCAAAATTGCTCAACTTATGGAATTAAAAAATGTCTAAAAAACTCTATGAAATCACCATCGTGTCAGGTAAGTACACCAATAAAGATGGTCAAGAGAAATCACGCTATCAAACCATTGGCTCGGTTATTGAGACCAAGAATGGCCCAATGCTCAAACTGGACAGCATCCCACTGCCTGATGGCGGCTGGAATGGTTGGGCATATCTAAACACCCCAAAGCCAAAGGAAGATTACAAAGGCTTGCCAAAAGACGAGGAAGATATCCCATTTTAAGTAACAGGGGCATTGCCCCTAATAAGGACAAATCATGGACTATAAAGACGCATTTAAGAAAATTTTCGCCATGCCCGAATTCCCAAGAGTCAGGGCAAATGATCCCCTAACATCGTTTCAGGCAGCCGATTCAATCAAAGAATCTGCCACCCAGCA